ACGCCATAAAAAGTTAATGGCTGCTTATTTCTACGAGTACGCGCTACTCAAATACCAAAAAAGAATCCGCGAGTAATCAATGTACGATTCAAATGTATTTAAGCAGTTCGATATTTACGCACTGCATAACAAACTCAAGCGTCTAGGTAAATCATTTGCTTGCGATACAGAAACCGCATTAATCCCCCACGCTTTTAATGGTAGAGGGAGCTTAAGACTCATACAGTTTTGGAGTCCTAAATATGCTTTTTGTGTAGATACTTTTAACCTAACTCCGCGAGAATGGCACACCTTAACTGAGTTTTTCTCTGATCCTAACTTAGTTATTGTCTTCCACAACGCAAAATTTGATCTAAGAGTATTTGAGGCTTGCGAGATAAAGATAGCCGGTAAGATTCACGATTCTATGCTGCAAAGCTATTTGATAAACAATGGTATCCCTTCCAAAAGTCTTGATCCTATTAATAAAATACCTCAACCACACTCGTTATTTTCAGTTGTAAGAAGAGAGTTAGGCATCCTTATGGACAAAACTCTTCAAGCTCAAGATTGGATTAAAGCTGTCTTAACTGAGCAAGATATTGAATACGGCATGAAAGACGTTGAGTACACATATAGAGTCTGTCGCAAAATGATGAAGCGGATTAAGTCTGAGGATTTATCAACCGCATACGAAATTGAATGTCGAGCAATTAAGGCAACAATGCAAATGGAGCAAACCGGTATGCGTATGGACCGGTATGCAACAGATAATTATGTTGTTGAATTGAGGGAGTCCGGTGAATCTTATAAGGGAGCTTATATTGAAGAATTACATGGTGCATTAATGGACGTAGGCCATGATGGCTTACCTCTACATGAAAGTGGTGAATTTAATTTAAACAAAGCGACTAAAGGTAGCGAAAAACTAGGTACTAAAGTTTATGCCGGTTACAATCCGGGTTCTTCTCAACAAACTCTCAAATATCTTAAAATTATTGGGATTGAGCCTATAAATGAGAAGACAGGTAAACCTAGTCTTGATCAAAAAGTATTAGAAGAATTTCGTAAAGAATTCAGCATTATTGATACCTATCTCAGGTGGAAGAAAACAGATAAGTTACAGCAGATGTGTAAAAGTTTTATCAAGCATCAGGTAGAAGATACATGGAGAATTCACCCAGAATTTAGACAGACAGGTACGGTTACGGGACGCTTTTCAAGCCAGAAACCCAATCTCCAACAAGTTCCGCGTGGAGATATGCGTTATTTATTCAAAGTTAAAAAGGGAAGGCAATTAATATCTCTTGACTTAAAAAGTGCAGAACTTTATACCGCCGCTTCCCCCCGCATTGCAAATGAAGATCAAATGATGAACGCTTTTAAAGCGGGTGCAGATATTCATAGACGTACTGCTTCATTAATGTTCAAAAAGAAAGAAGTTGAAGTAACTCCAGAGGAAAGGCAGTCTGCAAAAGCGACTAATTTTGGGGCATTATTTGGCTCATCTCCGGGTGGCTTGGTTAATTATTTCTCTGGTATGGGCTTAACTATTACTTACGCAGAGGGAGAAAAATTTCTTAAAGCTTGGTTTGAGGCTTATCCAAAAATAGCTGCTTGGCATAAACAGTGTCGCAACAGAGTTGAAAGAGGTGAAGCAGTCAGAATGGTTGATGGTAGAAGACGTTTTTTACATGGAGAGGACGCTAAATATACAGTTTTTTGCAACAATGTGGTTCAGGGAACTTGTGCATCCATCGTAAAACTGGCGATGGCAGTTATTTATGACCGATTACCGGTAATAGATGAAACTGCGAGAATGGTCGCGATGATCCATGACGAATTAATTATCGAGTGTGAGCGTGAAAAGGCCGAAAAAGTCCTTGAAACAGCTAAAAATATAATGGAAGAGGCGGGAAAAGAGATATTAGGTGACGAAATAGCACTGATAGCAGAAGGTAGTTATGGCGAGTCATGGGGGGATGCGAAATGAGTACCCCAAAATTTCAAGCACAAGACAGAGTAATGAAAGTCGCGAGGAATGAGTGCATCACTCGCTCGGGTCGCTACCAGAAAGTTACTGAAGAGTTAAAAATAAAAGGCTATAGATATGGCACGATTACTGACTTCATTATTAAAAAGGACAGACGCGGTAGAGCTTATTTTTACTATTACGTCAGTTGGGATGACTCCAAAACAAATTCACTGCATTGCCAAAACATGCTTAGACCAGCGGAGGAAGCATGAAACCACCGGCTAATTCTCCAGTTCCGGCTTGCCCAGATTGCGGAGCTTTTTTAACTAGAGTTGTATGTACGAAAAAAGATGATAAGCAGGTAACAGTCAGAAGAAGACAATGCCTTATGTGTACGCACAGGTTTTACACCACACAAGAATTAGCACCCCCAGAAATACCAATTGAAAATGGTCAAGTTAAGTGGGTAGGCCGGGGCAGTGAGCAACAGGTATATGTAAGCAAAACTGTTTAACAACAAGACCTTAATCTGTTTGGCAACAAGACCCTACTGCGCTAGGAACATAGCGATCAAAGTCTTTTTGCTGTAGTGGGTTCGAGTACCAGCTAGCTTCTGCAATTTCTTACTTGTTAGCTGGCGAAGACCATTGGTGTAACCAGTCCACGGATCAGGTGAGCGATAAACAAAGTGCTGGCCGATTGCATCTAGCAGGTTCACCGTATAAAGTTGAGCTAACTTACTTAAGTTATAGCTTGGAAGAGTCACCAAGGACAACGGTAATAAGAATGTTGCGGAAGTCAGTTAGCTTGGCAACCGCTGGCGAGATTCATAGAGCAGTCAATTTTCTGGAGGGAGCTAGAAAGATCAGGAAAGGTAAAAGTAAATTTAGAAGCGCAAAAAGGAGAACTAAATTCGAGCCAGAGGTGACACTTCGGGATTTATAGAGTATAAAAAGATACAAAGATATGTACTTAGGTAATTGTAACCGCATTGTGTAGGTATTTTGCACATACATAATTTTTACTTATATTGTATCTAATTTGTTATTTATTTAGTTGAAAAGGATAACTGTCAATCTAGAAGAGTACCTTCATAAAAAGATGAAAGTCCTTGCAGCACAAGAGGATTCTACCCTTAATGATGTTATGGTTGAGGCAGCTAAAATGTATTTACATTCAAGACATTCAAGATGTAAAGACAGTTCTTCTGGCTATATTCAGTAATGTACATTTGCACACCTATATAGTTAGTTAATATATTTCTCCTAGAATTTATTTCTTATGTGTCAATAAAAGACGTTCTAATATCTTTAATTGAAGATTATAAAGAGACTAAATACGCAACTCCACCTCAGTCACACCCGTTGGGTTTGCCACAGCCTTCACAACAAACTCAAGATAAATTTCTCGAAGACGGGTATCAGGAAGAGATACAGCGTGTTTCCAAAAACCGGGCTCCCCCATCAGCTTTGCTCGTTCTTTCAAAATAGGAGACTCAGTTAAAAGCAAACCGGTTAACTTTTCCTTCTTCCTCTCGATAACTTCCTTTAAGTCAGAATCATCAAGTTTAGATAAATTATCAATTTCGTTGCGAAGCTTAATTACTTCTACCGGTTCGGACTCAGTTAAACCGGCGAGTTCTTTTGATCGTTTAGCTAACGCTGCATTAATACCTTCTATGACCATTGTTGCCTTAATTCTTTTTTGATATAGATCGCACTTAATAAAGTTGCAGCGTAAGGCATAAGAATGTGTTTCTTTTTTACGAGGTAAATAGGCCAAACGATGATTGCAACTAGAGCAAACAGCTAAGCCAGTGAGAAGTTTTGGTTTCACCAATGCACTTGCACCCCACGCCTTTGTATTTAACTCCATGACGCGCTTAATTGCGTACCAATCTTCATGTTGAATTAAGGGTTCATGTAATCCCCAGATAATCTTTTTATACCCGTAATTATTTGTTCTTTGCAGACCTATGCCTCCTCTCAAGACAGGGTTGTAAAGCCATTTTTTAACGCTAGATATTCTGGTTAAAGGAATATCCTCAAATTCTTTAAGTGCTTTATAAAGCCTATATCCGTTATCTTTTAATACTGCTAAAAACTGCTTTGCTCTTGGTCCTTCGACTGGATGAAGTTCTAAACGATCTTTATCTACGTATTTAACTCTGTGATAACCCCAAGCTATTTTTCCTATTGGTATCTTTCCGTCATTCCATCTTTGATCAAGAGCTTTTTTAACTCTCATACTCAACATCTTGCTTTCCATCTCAGCGAGACTGGTAGAGATCCGAGACATTAAGAAACCGGTGGGTGATTCGGTATCTATAACTCCTGTATCAATTGTTCTAATCTTGACGTTTTTCTTTGTTGCAAGAACTAGAGCAGCATCGACAAAAGCAGCGTCTCTTCCGAGCCGATCAAATCTCGTAACAACAATTTCTTTAACTGCTTTTTTATCAATTAACTGAAGTAAATCGTTGAAAGCTTGTCTGTCATTACTCCGGCCACTTTCAACATCAGTAAATATCTTCTGTACACCCGCAGATTTTAAGCGACTCTTCTGTGTTTCTAGACTTGATAACTGTTCACCGGAGGCTGTACTAACCCTCGCGTAACCTACGATTTGGGATAACGAAGTGTTTGACATTACTTCTTCTTATGGTAAGAATACTTATGTATCTACTTATCAAATCTAGTTTCTTGCGTCGCCTTCTGTAAAACTTGTCCTATGACCAGTTAACTGCAAGGCGATAAAGAAAAAGATTGATAGATACGTATGTACAAGTTCTAACGCATAAATAAAGTGACTGCATCTTTATCATCTTCTGATGATCAAAAACTTCTCGAAGGTATTTCTAACGTTGAATTCTTAAAAGAGAACCTGCATAAGCGTTCTGACAATTTCAAACCAACAGCCAAAGATAAAGAAAAAACAGATAAAATCCTTTATCACATAAAGATTGCGCTTAATCTCAGCGAATCTCAAGAATTTGAAGATGGACTCGGAGAAGGAATCTAAAAGTGAAGACGAGAAGTTTAAAGAGAAGGTCAAAGACATCTTCCTTCAGCTAACTAAGGAACATGATCAGATCAAGTCTCAACTTCATGGCAAGACTTCAGACGAACCCGAGGAAGACTAACTCGATCAAATTGAGCTAAAGTAATTAGGTAACTTCTACTTATCTTTGATGGATGCCGTACAAGACCCACAAGACAAAAAAGAAATCAAAGAAGAAAAAGTCCAAGAAGTATTAGCTATTGATGATCAGCCTGAGTATCAGGAAAAGATCATGTTTCTTTGCAGCACAGTAATATCTTGCACTTTGACCGGGTGGTGCATCCTCGTTCTGAGCTTGGGATACATAAAGTTGCCAACTCGCTTATTCGGAATTGACATCCCGCCTGATCAGCCGAGAATCGATACGACTTTTGCAGCCGGTCTTTTGGGCAACCTGCTTTCATCTACCTTTGGTATTAGTGTTGGAGGCAATAAGAAGAAAAAGAAAGAAGGCGAAGGGTCTGGAGCTATACCAACCGGTAACGGATACACAACTATCATTGTCAAACAACCATTAGAAGTAACAGCTAAACCAGCCGTAGTTCAAAGGGTTGATCCTATTACTAATCGTCCTATCGGCCCCGACGGCAAACTCGCATGAAACGCTTACTACTTCTCTCCACGCTTTTCCTTATAAACCCAGTCAGTGCAGGGGTTGTGCATAAAATTACAGCCAGCGCACAGGGATTAGTTGACGGTGCATACTCTCACGTCAAGGCAACTCCCTCAGTCTATTCAATGTCTAGTACTGGAGTAACAGCTTCTACTATGGGGCATTTAGATAGTCCGGCAACGTCTGGAGATCCGGCAACCCTTACCGGTGTTGCAGCTACTCATGGTATCGGGACATATACACAGACACTTTCTGGCGCGGCGACAACTTTCACGGAATCATTTTCTCAAGGGTCAGCTACCACCTCGGCTGCATCGCTGACTCATGCAGGGTTGACGAGTCTTCCTACAGGTAACGATGTCCTCTCGTATGCCGGTGGATCAAATCAAGGAATGTCAATTGCTATCACCTCAGTCTCGGGCGGTACTCTGACAATGGCTCCCGGATCAGCGGGCAGTTCGATCACGGGAAGTATCACTAGCGCACTTGAAATTGGTAATTAATGCGCTATTTTCTATCATTAATAACGCTCATATTCATACCGGTACAACGGGTTTACTCTATAC